CTATCCCCTTAATAAAAGGGAATACTGTATCGGCACCCCCTACAGACGTTTTGTATCCGGTTATTTTGCCAGTATTGTCTAAAATCGGTTCGAAACCCTTTAAATTATTATATAATTCACCAACTACCAAAGCGTTTGCTACATTTTCCGGATTAGTATTTGCGGATACCTCTTCCATTGTTTTAAGCACTTTCGTCTTGTCCAACTTTTCTAATAACTTAGGAAGCACGCCCCTGTTAAAAAACCTATTTAATTTGTTTGCTGTAATCAATTTCATCTGATTTATTCCTCCTTCTTGATTTAATTAAAAGTTCCGGCAATAATCGCATCAATTTCCGCATCTGTTGCCTCTGCCATTTCAACCCATGTTCCGTCCCCTCGTAAAAAGGCATTCTGTTTTCCTTTTGTCGGAGGTGGAACAAGTCCTGCCGCTCCAGCATCTGTCGCTGTAGCACCTTTCATATTGCTATATGTAGTGCCATTAATAGTGACGTCAAAGGTACTGCCATCCCCTCTTGTAAAGGTTATTACAGTATTGCTCTTTCTTTGCGCCCCTGTTATAGTGCTTTGCTTGGTCGCATAGTCTGCCAAGTCAACCTTCTGTTCACCAAGTTTCTCCCATGCCCCATTTGCATAAATATATTCAGTGTACAGGTTCTGGCTCTCGGATCCGCTTTTTACCAAATATATAGTGGTTGCTGATACATCAGTACTGGGAAGCGCAGTTACTACTTTTATGTTGAATTTGGGTATTGTGCTTATTTTTTGGTCGACCTGCGTTCTTGTGTAATAGCCTGCAAGATCGGATGCTACCAAGACTTCTAAATCCACCACTTTATCGGATGGCTGAATTACAGTTCCATTTACCCTGATTTCTTCAATCTTAACATCTGTCTTTTTAGCAAAAAGCTGTGTTACCCTTTCAGAAAAGCCATTTGCAAACCTTTCCAAATCCTTCAGTAATAACACTGTTTTTCTCCTCCTCTCGTTTAGAATGCATTCTCTATTATCTTATCTATCTCTTGCCCTGTCACATCGATTTCCTGTCCCTCCTCTTCCTCCACATAGGTTCCGGCAATGATAGCATCAATATCATCATCAGATGCCACACTTCCGCTATCCACTCCGCTTTCTTCGTAAGTTCCGGCAATGATGGCATCCATATCCCTTTCCGTTGCAACATCAAGTGTTGTCACCCAATCAATATCATCTGCATAAATTCCTGCGATAATATCATCAATGTCCTGATCAGTCGCTATGCCATATTCAATCAACGGTCTTATAACTTCCGCTATCTCATTTATTGCATCCACAAGACATCCTTTATTTTCAGTCATTAGATTTTTCAGGTCTCCGATCTGCTTCTGTACATCAATTATTTTCTGATCTACCAAAAGCTCTATATTGACCTCCATTTCAGAAACCTTATTTCTAATTTCCTCCCTGAATTTTTCAAAATCTTCCATCAATACAGCGGCGCCTCTGCCTGCCTGTATTGATACCTCTGCCGCATCTGATACAGTCAAATAATATTCCTCAATAATCTCCACAGCAGCTATTCCATTATAACAGGGGAAAAAGTCTGCTTCCTTAGCTACGGAAAGCGAATACAGTATTTCCTCTTCACTGTCCCCCTGCTTTTTTGCATAGACCCCTATTTCTGTCATGCGGTATCCTTCCGTTAATTCAGCATTGGACAACAGCGCTTTCAATAAAATACACGAGTCCGTTTCTCTTGTTATACTGCTAAATTCAAATTCCTGCCGCTGCTGCCGGAGTTCTACCGCCTTTTGCAGATTTGTCCTTGCAAGTTCATCCTCCGCATAAATCCCACAGCCCGTTACCAGCCTTGTAAATATAATTTGTTCACCTTCCAATAAATCCGCCACAAGCGCTATTCCTGCATTTGTTGTTACCGCTGGGTAAAATTCAGCCATTTACTTATCCCTCCCTTATTTGTATTCTTTGTATTCTGGTCTCTGATGTTCCATTATAAATACTGCTGTTCATATCATATTTATCTTTCCAAACATCAGTGATCACAATATTTCCTATATTCCGTAACGCTGCTCCCACAAACAAATTACTGTCAAGCCGGCGCATAAAGGTGATTGACTCCAAGTGCGACCTTGTATTTTTTACCTTCCAAAGAGCATCTAAAAAAATATTAATAAGTTCCTCCTCAATACACATATCTGTACCCAGCAGGATGCGGAACAAATATGGATCAGAATGATATTCAAACCACTCCTGCACCTTTGCAGAGTCGCTTTTCCATACCAGATTTGTCAGTTCTGTCACCGCCGAGACAGTACCGGCTTTACAATACCAGAGAAGCGCTTTTTTTACTGCCTTTCTCTTATCTTCCACAGGTAAAGAGGTATTATAATACTGTGCCCTTAATTCTTCGGCCAGCAGGTCAACTATTTTTTCAGGCAGAAGATCTATTCCGGCATAAACACTTGTGCGGTCTATTTTTTCCAACAGCATTTTCCCGGTTTCCCGAAGCGCATAACTGGCCGCCTGAATATATTCGTCCTTTCTAAGTGCCAGCGGCATAATATTAAGCGGTTCGCATTCTCTTAGATCAATCATCTTCCACCCCTCCATATACCGCTTGCGGCTCCCCCTCAGGCAGCGCTATGCTTCCCTGTGGAATTTTACGGAAATCAGGACTTCTTATTTCCAAGCGTTTAGCCCCTGCCGAAACAAGCATTCTACGGAGCTGATCGGGGTTAATATCCCGTCCTATCTTCTTTTTCTGCCATGCTATGTACTCCTGCACGGATGCCTGTATTTGCTCCTGAATAACGGATGCTTTCGCCCTGTCACTCCTGTTTATGTAATAGACCAGATCAATGTTATATAATTCCACGTCCGGGGCATGTACAATCACCTTGTCCGTGAGCGGCCTTATTTCTTCGTTTTGAAGATACTTTTTTAATTCCTCTATCAATGTCTCTCCCGGAATTTCCCCATTCTGGAGCGTAAAGCAGATATCTACTTCCCCCGGAACATCCGAACCTACCCGGACATCCAAGACCGCCGGATCAAAAGCACGCACCCAGTATCTATACGCATCATCGGGGCCTGCTGTTGACCATGAGGAAGGGGCCAAATAAATACGTTCTGCAAGACTTTCATCCGATTCCATATCCGTGCCGCCCTCCGTAACAGTTACATTTTCCACCTTCTCCACATAAGGGACAGGATCTACTAATACCTTTAATGAACCAACCGCATATCCCTCTCCCTTTGTTCCGGTTTCACGACACTCTGCATTTACCTCACCTGTCAAATTTCCTGCCGGTATCTCCAAGACATCCATTGTACAGAAATACACGCCATCCGAAGCTGTTACCCTTGTGCCAGCCGGAATAATCGTTGTTCCTGGGCGTTTGCCTGACAATGTAAATCTGAGTCTTGTCTTTGATGCTGTGCCCTGCATCCTTGATATTCCTTTTAATGCACCGATATTTTCCAGATAGTCCCCATAACTATACTTAAGCAGCGCCATCTTTCCAGCCCGTTCAGCGTACTGCGCTATCTGATACAGAAGCAGACAATTAGCATATGCTGTTAACCGTATTGGATCAGCATCCTGCATTACCAGTTCCCTTCCCGTAAGCTCCTTATATTTTTTCTGCATTGCATTCAAATAGTAGGATTGAATATCCTCTACCGTCATGCTTTCAATAAAACTCACATCCGGAAACTCAGATACAGATTTTATTTCCATTGCTCCACACCTCTTTTCAAGTAAATAACAGGTATTAACTCCCCGTCGGAACCGAATTTGTATTCCACCTTTTCAACTGACACACGAGGTTCATACTGCTTTGTTTTTTCTATTATTTCAAGGGCCAGCAAATTCTTAGCAATATTTACCGGTTTATCAAGAAATTCCTGGGAAAGCCCAAAGTTCCGGTCAAGTGGCTGCTCACCTTCCCGGATAGAATACAATGCAGTAAGGCACCGTCGTATATTTTGGGCTTCTCCTCCTTCAATATCATTTAACATGATAACTGCTTCGTTTATGTCAATCATAAGTATTCCTCCATGCTGACCTGCAAGGTAGCCCTTACAAGTTCTCCACGGTTCATGATCACGTCAAAGGCTTCTGACAGCGAAGATATACAGAATTTGTTTTGTCCAACCGGTCTTCCGCCAATTACAAGATATTCCGTTACACCGTTTTCTACTGCATCCTCTATATTGGCAATTACATCCCGTGGCCGGATACCCAAATTTACATCAAGCAAAATCTTAAAACTTATGCTCCTGTTCCCCGGTCCCGTAAACTCCGGCCTGTCCTTTTGTCCGGATACGCTGTGTTTTGCATACTTTCCGGATACCTTCTGCGACATCCCCGAAAATGTAAGTACCCTCTGATCCGAAGTCTCAAAAATAATCCTGCTGCCAAAATTTCCAACTACACCCACGACATCAACCTCCCAGTGCTTCAAGTTTTTCCATAATTTCCGTTAAGGTAACGTCATACTTTTCATCTTTCAGATGCAGGGAACCGCCTGAAGATATTTCTATGTTCTCCGCTGCTTCCACCTTTACCCCTGTACCTGCTTTGATTTCCAGACCTTCCGCTAATTCCAGCATCACCTTTAAAATTGCAGCCTTTAACTGGTTTTCTTCCTGACAGATATTTACGTCCGTACTCACTGCCGCATTCAATTCACCGCTTTCACTACTTATCACCTTTAATTCCGGCGTGTCAACCTTAAGCAGATCCGACTGCATGAATATGGATATATTGGCCGCAATTTCTAATTCGGGACCATCAAGCACCGTCTTGTTAATCCCGTTCAGATGCAGATTTGCCGCTTTAACTAAATATTCTCCGGAATCATCATCATACCTGATATAGGCAGCGTCCTTCTGTCTTGATAAATCTTTCCTGTAAAGTTTTTCGCCGGATTCACGTGGTATATTCTTCTGGTTCCAGATTTCACCGATCACAATCCCCCGACTGCTGCCATTGGAAAGATGTGCTACCACAACCTCCTGTCCGGCTTTCGCCATGCGGTATTCATCATTATAATTTAATACCGGAAACTCCATTGTGACCGCATCGTCTTTATCGTGGTAAGTTACCCTCATCATCCCCTTATCATAATCAACCGATGATACCTTCCCAATCCTGATTTCACTATTCAATCTTTCCGCCTCTTTCTATTATTATGGAAGCTGTAAAACCGTTCCCGGAAAAAGCCAGTGCCCGTTACTGGAATCCTTTTTTCCTCTTTCCTTCGCCCTTGCTTCAATCGTCTCTTTGTTAAGTTCGTAAATTTCCGCATATCGCTTCGGATCTCCCAGCGTCTGGCCTGCTATTCTCCACAAAGTATCTCCTTTGGAAACAGCATATTCTCCGCCGCTACTTCCTTCCTCGCTTTCCGGCTGTTCGTCTATCAGAACAACAGCATTATCCATCCTGTATCCTACCCTGTGCGCATCAAAGGACTGTGTAGATGCTCCTGAAGCACTAATCTTTGTCACCACTTTGTCCAGGTAATAAACACCGTCCATCGTTCCCATTCCTGAAATACTGATACAGCGACTTGCTACCAGTTCCTTCCGTGCCATCACATCACCTGTGAAAGTGGTATCCCCTTTATTCGCATTATTCAGTGCCGCTATTGCTTTTCTTTGTGCATCACCAGCGCTGTCTGCCTCTTCGTTTATTTCCTTAATCCTGCTGCCGCCTCCTACCGTAACGATATGGGTCTCTCCTGTACCCGGATCTGAATAAGCAATCTTGGCCCCTGTATATGTGCCCTCCAGTTTGGATTTATAACTATACCTTGCAAAATCCGCATACTTTAAATCTACAACCGTTCCTGCAGACTCATATACCGCTTCGTCAAATATGACTATCTTTTCAGCAAATACCTTCATTGCTAATCCATACTTTTCACATACAGAATATAAAAACTTGCAATCTGTCTGCCTGTCCTGCTCTACCGCCTTGACTGAAATCTCCTCAGCCTCATAATACAGGGATATGCCTGCACGTCCGGCAATTTCTAACGCTATCTCACGTACAGTAATTTCCTCCCAGTTCTTGGTTCTTTCCTCCTCATTAAAAGCTTTTGAACGGGGAATAGACGCTGCACTGATTGTACAGAATGCTGGAGGCCCCGACATACTGATGTCGTCCACTTCAAACAGACCGCAGTACATTCCCCAATTGTCTCCTTCCTGCTCCCAATCATAAAACATCATATTTGCACTGATATGATCACCCTTGACAGGCGCCCATGCTCCCATCCATTTACGCTCCCGGTCCTGCAATGACAAAGAGATGGAATCCGTTTCCCCTGATGCTATATCTGTGTAGGAAAACATTTTCAGACTCCCGTTAATATTTTCGGTTATATTCGTATGCTCATAATCAACATCAATCGCTGCCCTTCTCGCTCTGCTCATGCCCTTTTCCTCCAAGGCGGAAGATCCGTTTCCTCTTTCGGAAGTTCCGGCGTGTTCAACTTCGTTCCTGCTGAAAAAACTGTTATATCCAATAGTGGCATATTGTTCTGCATCAAATAGCCCGTATACTTTTCACTTCCATATACAACTTTTGCAGCTTCATCCCAGCATTCGCCCTGATGTGTCTCATACATGAAATTTCTCCTCCATTAAATTCTTTCCTGCATATTAGTAAAACCTTGTCCTCCTGCCATTTGCCAGATACCTTTCCATCTGCCGGGCAAATTTTTCATCTTCCTCTTCAAGTATTTCTCCAATTTTTTCTTCTGATGGGGCATCTCCATAGAAATAAATAGTCCGGCCATTATCTATCTGTATGACAGTTTCACCGGCACTGCTATATGCTGCTTCCTCAATATCCGCGGACAATGGTGTGTCTCCTCCTGTCAGTCCATCCATTCTAAGCAGTTCACCAGTCTTTAACCACAAGTCAATTGCATTCTTTGACCCATCAATAGGAATTGCTGCTTCCGGATACCCGGCTTCTGCAATTAATCCTAAATGCGGTCTGGTAAATATTCCTCCGTCCTTATGCGGAGTAGCCTGTAATGCTGCAATACCTCCTGTTACCACGGGGGAAATCTGTATTCCTGTAACCCCTTCGCAACTTCGCAGCAGTTCCGCAATTGCCCCCTGAACCAGATCTCCATTGCTTAGTATTCCTTCTGCAATTGCTTCTGGGATATAGGCTCCCTGCTCCATCTGGCTCAATAACAGTTCTTGATACTCCTCACTGTTTGCAGCCTCCTCACCCATCATTGTATAGATAGAGTTCATATCTCCTACCAATGCGCCAACCGTTGCCGCATCATGGATTCCTTCTGCAATATAGTCTGGAATTTCCTGCCCTGCTTCTCTAAATTCCGCAGCGGTTTTCTGCATTAATTCTAATTGAGGACTTAAATCCTCCCATAGTTCCGAAAGCGCCGCTTTTGTGGACTTGTCTAAATCTAAATCCATACTTTTATATATAACTTCTGCATCAAAACCAATTGCGGCATTTCCACCGATTTCAACATTTCTCAATGCCGCCTGATATGCTTCACTTATCTTTCCATCTATATCGCTTGCTCCAATTTCATCAGCGTATTGTTCCAAAATTGCCTGTGTCTGAAAGTTTGCGGCTTTTGCCTGTAGACTTCCCACATTCTCCAGATAATTTTCCCTAAACTCAGATACCATGTTTTTATATTCTTCTTGGTTAATGTCACCTTCCTTTAACATAATATCTGCGTTAGATACCGCCATGACAAACGATTTCTCATAATCTGCACTTGCCGCTGTAACCTGTTCCTGAAGTTCAGCCTGCATATTTCTAAAACTTTCCGCATCCAAATCCCCTGCTGAATATTTTGTTTTCATTAATTCCAGATTTGCATCATACTCTGCATCTGCCAGGCTACTCTGTATCTCTGCCATCTGATTTTGCAAATCGGTTATTTCTTCTATATCAAGTTCTAACAGTCCATCCTTAAAAGAACCTGTAATTGCCTCGTTCATCTGTGTTCCCAGATTTTCAAGTTCTCCCATTTTCCCTGAATAAAACTGGTTTACCTGATCAACAATATTTTTCCCTTCCAGATCATCATCCGTTAAGACTCCAACCGCAAGATTTACTGCGTACTGCTGTTCAGTAACATACTCCTGTACAGAACTGACATAACCTTCTATCTGCTCACGGTATGCTTCCTGCTCGCTTTCTGTCAGTTCCATTCCAATAGAAACCTTCCAGTTCATTTTGTCCAGTTCCCTTTTCGCATCACGGATATCGTCAGCTATAGCATCCACTTCACCCATGGCAATTATACTTTCACGAATTTGATCAAGATTTTGACTCTGTATAATTGCCGCTGCTGTTTCCTGTAACTCCGATATCGACAAGGATATATCCCCAAAGTGTGCATCCAGATTTGCCCTTTTTGCTTCCTCTGCTGCCTTTTTCACTGAGCTGCTTATTCCTGTAATTACACCAACGACACCGCCTAATCCCATGATTGTCCATCCGGCAGGTCCCAAGGCACCTAACGCTTTTGCAAGCGACATAACACCCGATGCTACTTTATAGAAAGCCAGTGAAGTCCCTATTCCAGTGATTGTTCCTACAAGCAAACCCGGGTTATCTACCAGCCACCCCCCTACTTTCAGGAAAGGTTCTGCAAAATCGGAAACTGCTTCCCCTGCTTCCTTTACACGCCTTACCATAGTAGGCATCTTTTGTGTAGTACCCTCTATAAACTCTCCAATTGTGTTTTGATCCGCAAAACTATCTATAAACTCATTGACAAGTCCAATTCCTTCTGTCAATGCCGGGCGCAGGTCATCATATACCGTAATACCGACATCCGAAATCTTATTCCTTGTCATCTGGCACTGACTTTCAAAGGTTTTGTATCTCTGCTCCGCTTCATTTGCAAGGGCGGTATTCTCTTCCCATGCAGTATTGGAAATCTCCAATGCATTTGTAAATAATTCACTTGCATTTCCGGCACGCAGCAATGTATCACGGAGTCTGACTTCTGTAAGCCCCATCTCATCTAAAACGGCAATTGCACTTTTGCCATTCTGCTCCGTATCTGTCAGACCTGCCAAAAATGCGTTGATTGCCACTGTTGCATCCTCTTGAAATGCCTGCTTGAACTCCTGTCCGGTCATTCCTGCCACATTGGCATATTCCTTTAGGTCTTTCCCTGTTTCAGCCGCCATTTGTAAATTCGTTATCAGTTTGGAAAAAGCGGTGCCGCCCGACTCTGCTTCAAGGCCGACGGATGATAACGCTGCCGCATATGCCATAATATTAGCTTCGGATAATCCGACCTGATTGCCTGCTGCCGCAATACGCATTCCCATAGCGACTGTATCCGCTTCTGTAGTCGCCATCTGGTTACCAAGGTCAACTACCGTGCTTCCCAGATTGTCAAAATTATTCTGCGCCATCCCTGTGATGTTGGCAAACTTTGCAAAATCGGAAGCCGCTTCGTCGCCTAAGTCAGTCGAAACATTTAAGTCCGCCATTGTCCGTGTAAATTCAATAATGTTTTCATTATGGATTCCTAACTGTCCGGCAGATTCAGCAATTGCCGACAACTCACTTACAGTTGCCGGCATATCATCCTTTGCCATTTCCCGGATAGCGTCCCTCATCTGCTCCAGCTCGGCACTGGAAGCATTTACTGTCTTCTTTACTCCTGCAAAAGCCGACTCAAACTCCGAACCTACATGAACAGACGCCGCCAGCCCCGTTGAAATCACTGCACCGGAAGACAGTGCCGCCGCTGCTATTGATTTAAAAGATTTTACAGCCACATTTTCCAGTCCTTCAAAGAATGGTTCCGAGTCTGCCAGACTCTTCCTTAAATTTTCTCTGATACTGGCCGCTTCCTGAAACGAATTGCCTGATACCTTTTCCATCCTTGTTACAGTCTGCGCCGCCTGCTTTGCTATATCCTGCAATTCCGCTTTAGTCAACTTTGTGCTCTCATAAAATGATTTTTCAACTTCTCCTGCTATTTTTATGGCAAATTCATATTCTTTGTTCTTTCCCATAACGCCTCCGGCATATTTCAGCGTCTTTTTATTTTACGCTTCTGAATGATCCTGCTTACTTCATCTACTATTTCCCGAAGCTCCTCAATTGACAGCTCCATAAAATACTTTAAATCCCCATACCCTGCCGCAGACATCTGAATGCAAATTCTGCGCAGGGCAGGGGCATCCGACGCTTTTACTCCGACCTGAATAAAAAACTTGTGACCTTCCCTCTGACTGCCAGTGCCACATTGGGCGGAAGCTGTTCAAATAATTCCAAAGGCAGCCCGGTAGCAATATTAGCCATATATAATGCATACTCCAAGGTGAGCTCCGGTGTGGCGTCTATATTTCCATTCCTTGTCATGCGCCTGTTAATATCAACCATGTCCTTCGCCTTGATATCCTTTAACCCGGAAAGATCAATCACGTCATACTGCACACCTTCAAATTTGACAGGCGTTTTCAGTTTGATCACCAGATCTTTTTCCTCTCTTGTTTCTTCTTTTTCCATAATTTCCTTATTCATCTCTGTCTTGTCCATTTTTCTCCTCCTTAACACTGCTTCCTGATCTCGGCAAGCAGGTCTTTTCCGTCTACTACATAGATGCTGTTGAGCTTATCCAGCTCAAACATTGTCACACCGCCAATTTCAATCAATATATAAGTTAATTCCATGGTGATAGATGCATTCATCATTTCACCTTTTTTCACTGACCCCAAATTAGCTCCTGTAGGGTGACCTCCGAACACAATGCGCATTGCCTGTGTACTGAGCGTGCCGCCGGTCTCCCTATTCCTCTGCTGGACAGATGAACGGAGCGTAACCCTTGACTGCTCACCGGTATTGAGCATTCCGAAGAAATCCTCATCAATCATTCTGAATGGAATTTCCTGTGAAAGACTCTGGAACATACCTGTTACCGCTGTGTTATATTCCCCCAATATTCCTGCACCGGAAATTGCGGCGGTCATAGCCTGAAGGGATACCAGACTGATTTCACCTGTAGTTCCTACTACTCTGTTTGCATCATTGTACACATTAAAGTTATTGATAACCTCGGGAAAGACTATTCCACTGTTATTAGTCTTTATCATTATGCTTCACCCCCTGTTAAACTGTCCGTAAGAAGAGCCGGATCGAATTTTAATACAAATACAATGTCCTCCGCCGGTGTCCATGCAGCCATGTAAATATGGAAAATCACCTGCCCTGTCAAGATATTCTCTACGCTGTTTTCCTCTTCATTGTATTCAATCCGTCCGCCTGCCAGCTTGTTATTTGCTACATAGCTATTCAACCGGATATTTTCGGAATCACAGATGCTTTCAATCAGCCGGTAATTGGCCGGGCTGTCAACTTTATCATGGTAAACGGTTATCAGACGGTTTGACATCCACGTGAACATCCTCCGGCATGCAATCCACCTGTCCTTTGTATCCTGTATTTCAGGATAAACGGACATATTATTTCCCCATGATCTCCAGCTTCCTTCACTTACCAGCGTCACAATGCCTGCTGCATTTAACGTGTTTGCCTGTTCACGATCCATGAAGACTTCCGTTCCGTCTTTTAAAACCGCTTTATCCACATACAGCGGCTTATTGGAAAGGTACAGGCTGGGTACATTATCATTGGAAGCATCCGTATATTCCGCCATTGCTCCAAACACAGCAGAATAATACAGTTTCCTGCCTCCTACCTCAACCATCGGCCAGAGTACTATTGCATGCTTGTCTTGATATCCACTTTCCTCCTTAATCTTCGGGACATCCGTATACAGTCTGGTATCGGAAGTGTCCAGATCTAAAAGACACTCTGCTGAAAATACCCCATTGATACAGCTGCACTTAGCCATCATCACCGCACCCACATTCGGATCATGGCTCCATCCGGGAGCAAGCAAAATCGCCACCGGTATTCCCGTCCGTGGATACACTTGGCGCAGTACCTCTAAACCGCTTTCCTTTCCGGTTTTTGTATCATAACCGCCAATGATATCCTCAATTGTTACACTGGACGGGTCAATACTTACGGATTCCACGCTTACACTTCCTGTTGCCTGATCTGAAATCATGGTAATTACCAAATGGCCTTTTTCATTGAAGGACAAAAGATAATCCTCACCTGCGGCAAGCAGTGTTTCTCCTGCTCTTACTACAACACTGCTTTTTAAAATACCTTCTGTCTCAATGACCGCCTGCCCATTGACAACACTGTACTCCTGTGCCGCATTCTCCTTCTTATGTCTGGCCGGATCCAATACATTAATAAACACCACCGGCGCAACTCCATGAATAATAAAACTGGCATACATGGACTGGCACAGCGTATATGCTGCAAAGTCCTCACTGTATCCCAGCTTTTTTTCCGCATCCTGCATACTATAGCAGATAACCGGCACATTAACCGCTCCTTCTGGATTTTCCGTCAGATTAACCGGAGCAGTTCCAACCACTACCTGCATCCCGGCTGTTCCGTTAATCGGCGGCTTGATGTCCGTCCCTTCCTCCAGTACACGGACGCCATGATAATATTTTTCACTCATCCTTTTGCTCCTTTCTTCTTTGCATACTCAGCTACATTCTGATAACAAATGCTGGCTGCTGAATGCAGATCCTTTAAATCCTTCCTGATCTTCTGTGCACAGTCAACCGGTACCAGAAGCTTTTTCAGGGAAGGAACCTCCTTTACTGCCTCCGACAACTGCGGCGTCAATCCATTCCTGTACACCGTTCCCGGCATAGCCACGCCGGTAATTGCAGGTCCCAAATAGATTACTGCTGTTTTCCTGCTTTCTGCCTGCTGCTCACTTGCAGGCTGTTTTATGTTCTTTTTTTCAGACATATCTGTCCTCCCTTCTTACAAAAAAGGTATCCCATGTCATTTCTAACAATCCATAAAAATACGGATATATATTTTCCTCTTCCGTGGGAAGCCCCCACTTGATAGGAACGTCATAATCAAGACGGAACTTTCCGCCAATAACCCGGTCATTAAGGAAACGCTGGCATACACGTTCTATCAAATTCATTATCCGGAGCTCGCCATTATTTTCCGGTTCTCTTTCGCATATACCAAAGGTCAGCGTTATGTCTACCGTCTGATATTCTCCTGCTGTCCCGTCCGTCGCCCGGATAACACAATAAGGAAATAACTCATCATCCTCTTCCTCATCGGCACTGAACTTCCGCACAGGGAAATTCTGCTTGAAAATATGCATTTTTGATGTCTCGCCTGATGAATTTTTAAAAAGCATTCCGTCAAAGAGTTTCTTCAACTCCTCTTCCATGCAATCCATAAACTCTACTACAACCATTACGCCCTGTACTCCTCTGCTGTTACTGCATATATACCGTCTTCCACTTCCATATGTGTTACTGCATAATCACGTCCGTCTATATCAATTATGCGTCCAATCTCCGGAGGCTTTTTTAAATCCTCCGCTGCAATGTAAAAAAATAACTGCTTTTTATGGACTGCTTTATCATCCTGATATAACTCGTTACGCCTGAGTTTCTCCATGTCATCCAGAATGATTGTGCATTCTTTTCCTGCCACCAGATGCTTTTCCCCAAACATTTCAAGATCGAGGAAGACCTCTTTAATGTCTTCCTCGATCATCTTTTTAAAATCCTCCATCATTCGGGATACTCCGCATTCAATTCCGGCATCTCATCTTCGTCCAGTTCCTCCGTATCTTCCTCCCAGACGGGACACTGCTTCAACCGCTCTATCAGTTCCGCCTTGCTTCCGGTCTTTTTAAGACCCAATGTTTCCGCCAGCCTGCAGAGTTCCTCCTTTCCCATATTGTCCAGATTTTCCACGGAAATCTTTCCTTCTTTTTCATGTGAAGTGTCCGCTGTATCATGCTCTGTCATAGAAACTTCTGCCGCTTTGGTCTCATCTGATACCCTTCTGGCCACATGGAGGGCAATCAGACGCTTTCCCTCTTCGTCATCTACTTCAAACGGAGCGCTGCTACTTGTTTTTTCTACCAGACTCCCATTCTGCCTGAAGCCATAAATACCTCTTGTAATACAGATTTTCATATTTTCCTCCTTTAAAACAATACTTTTGCAGATATTGTTGAGTTCATGACCCTTGGCACCGCAAGCGGTCTTGACTTTTCCGTCAGCGTCCTGATTGAGTCTTTTACATTGCTCACTACGTGAGGAACACGTTTTGCTACATAAGTATGGAACCTGTAATCATCCTGCTCCATCTGTGTAACGGAACCATATAACATCCTGCCGGTATTAGGTGCTGTTACTGCAATGGAATCCTTTGGAATTAGATCCTGTACCTTGTTCTGCTCATCCGTATATTGCAGAGTATAGGAAATCAACTCTAAAACAGTGCCATCTACAATGATCTTTCCGTATGACGTAGCACCGTCCGGCAGTTCTACCGGTTTCATCTCTCCGATCTGCACTCTCCTGTTATCCAGAAGTTTCATCAGGAAATCATTTTTCAGGAGTTCCACTATTACATTTTCTCCCAGAAGCAGGTCAGACACGGGAATACCTCTCCTCTTCAATGCCCTGATTATCAGCATAAGGTCCTGATAAAAATGGTCACCGCCCTTGTCCCATGAAACAGACGGTATATATACAGACGGATTTTCCTCACCATCATAAAAATGAATGGAATACTCTTCATACTTACTTCCGCCATATTCGTCCGCATATTGGCGCAGCTCATACCCGTTGTCAAAAAGCGTCCTTGAAGCCATATATTCTTCACGCATATCGATCATGTCGCACAGTTCTACAATGTCATTGCGCAGGATAGCAGCTTCCCTCTCCGCAGGCTTTCTCTGTGAAAAAAGCGTTTCGCCAAACTGGCGCTTATTCAACTGATCTACTGTCAAAACTCTTTCAGGCGCCACGTAAGGTGGCGTGAGTCTCTCCGTTTTATAGCCTGTACGTGCTACGGGAATGCCTCCCTTCATGGGAATTACACAGGGTGCCATTTTCCTCTGGTATTCATCCTTGTAATCCACTAATACATCTTCCGTGGTAAAAATATCATTGTCAGTTGCAGGAAAATACCTGTTTCTCAAAAAAACCGGCTTTGGAGGAATCAGCTCCAAAGCCTTCATCATTGTCTGCGTTCTGTAAATGTCAATCATCCTTTTTTCTTCCTCCTTACATCATGATTTTTTTCAGGAAAATTCCTGCATTTCTAAGCGCTTTCCTGTCCTGCTCCGTTATGGCGTACCCTTCCTTCACTATCAGAACGTTTTCTGCAAATTCTCCAGCGTAGTATGCCGGAGCTACAGCGTCTTCCTTCGATGCATCTGCTCTTTCCGCCAGAATATATTCCGCTTCCGGCTCTGCTCCGCTGCCAGCTTCCGTGACAGGCGCTTCCGCACCTTCCTGCGGATTTTCCGCACCTTCAGGCTTATTCTGCCCTGTGGCATATGTTCCCCGTAAAACATATTTTCCGGGCTCCGCTGCGTCCTCCTCGAGGACGGAGCCACGCTCCAATACCTGCCCTGCCTTGATAATTACATGGCGCACATCCACCGGATGCCGGTTTCCTGCAATTAAGTTGTCCGGCGTAAACGTTCCTACTTGGCTGATCCCTCTCGTATTCATTTCTGCTCTCCTTTCTCCATTCCTGCAATCAGGTAGGCACCGTCCATGATATCCTGAACTTCCTGTTCTTCCCTTGCCTTGGTGCCTGCATTCGGCTCAGGAGTTACCCCGTCCGCCCCTGAATTACCTGCATCCTCCTGTAAGTTGTTAAGAAATACATTTCCCAATTCACTCTGCTTTTTCAGCGCCTTTAAGGCCAGCTGCGAAGCATCCATAGGCTTTTCGCCATATTTTGCTTCCTGCACCATGGCTTCATCACCTACCTGCCCGGCAATTTCATCAATAGTTTTTATCCTATTGCGTTCTGCCTTTACTGCCTCCTCAACAACGGTTGACTGTTCATTCCGAACTTCACTGACTATTTCATTGTAAAGCTCCGGCTGCTGCTCCATTAATTCCTTCTTTGTCATTAATACGTTTCCTCCTTCTTTTTTTTGAATATTATTATCCGGCATAATACCGTTTTTCACATTATCCTTTAACACCCTTATGTGCTTCGGAAGAGAATAAAAGATATCCGACGGAAAACAAATACCATTCGATATCACCGTCTTCTTGTCCTCCGTGATCTCCGTCACCGCCTCACCCTCCACTATTTCGTCGGCAAACCCTTCATCCACAGCCTCTTTTCCCGTCATCCAGCAGCTGTCTGTAATCATTTTTTCAAGATCATCCCGTGTACGTCCTGTCCGTTCCGCATAGGACTCTATCAACGCTTTCTTTCCTGCTTCCATCTGTTTTTCCAGCTGCTTTATTCCCTGAACATCATACCTTCCGTAAATCCTGCATGATGGCTCATGGATCATGATCTGGCTTTCCGTATACAGCTTTCTCGTATTTCCTGCCTGATAAATAGCAACTGCCGCTGATGCGCAAAGAGCGTCTGCAATGGTGACAACCTCAGATTTCAAATCTTTGATCCTGTTGGCAATGGCAATTCCTGCATACAGGTCTCCGCCTGCTGAATTGATGCGGATGGTTATCCTGTCCTTATTTTTGTACTTATCCAGATCACCGAGAAAATCCTTTTCGCTGATATACATTCCATTTACCGGTTCTCCAGTCCAGAAATCAACAGGTATGCTTTCTACCACTTCCCCGTACATATTGATTTCCAGCTCATTATCATCCTTTTCAACAAAATTATATGCCTTTTCCATCTCTCTCAGTTTCCTCCTTATATGCATCCCTGACCGCTTCGTATACGGTATTTAAGATTTTGTTTTCAATATTCTCTCTGCCTGTCTCCTCTGTCCCCAGAACAGCCTGCTTTTTCTGCGTTTCGCTTTGAATTTGATCCATATTCTGGTTCCAGTCGCTTCCATTTATACGGATGGCAGAGTCGGAATTTGTTGAAAAGCCTGCTGCCACGGACATAATTTCAGCAGTAACTTCCTTTACCGGATCCAGCTGCCCCTGTGTCGGGCCAATCCATTCACACCCCAGCCATGCCTTTCTAATGACCGGATTGGTGAAAAAGCCCGGTGCTGATATTCTTCCTCTTGCTACTGCCTCCGACATCCATAATTCATAAACTGGCATACAAAAGTCATCAACAAACCATCCCCTGTACATCCTGAATGCTTTCCACGCTTCCAGAAGTGCACCTCTTGATGCAGAATAACTGCCATTGTACTCCTTCATTAAAATATCCCGTGGAATTTCAAGTGCTGCTCCCATCTGTGTGCACATTTCTTTTACAAACGATGAAAAATTTGACGTCGGATGCGTAGGATTTCCAAACTCCACCTTTTCATTCGGTTTCAGATTTACTACATTTCCCGGTCCCATCTCATATTCGTTCGGGTCGTGACTGACCTCGCCTCCGCCCTCTCCATCTCCCACTTCGCTAATCGGCATTTCTTCAGGTCTTTCTGTATAGATGAAGGCTGTGAAAAAGCTTTCTAACATTGCAGCTGTAATCTCACTCTCCGTATACCTTCGTATCTGCAAAATCGGTTCGATAATCTGTGCGAGGTAAGTCACTCCCCGGTATTGTTCCGGTCTTTCCGAGCTCATGACATGAAGCACATTAGGCATTCCCGTTTTTTCTCCGTATGCCAGCACCCTCTTGTATTTTGTTTCCTCCGCTGTGATCTCATATGGATGCTTATTGCGGAAATGATAAGCAGCCACCATCCCGTCAGCATCCACTTCTACCCCGTCATAAATCATATTCTTCCCGTTTTCAGCCGCTGTGATATTCATAAAACCGGTAGCCTCCGGCGTGGCGCAGCGGTCAGCTTCAATCAGATGAAGACGCAGGGAATAAGGATGCATCCGTGAAGCATCCCTGCGTTTCACCAGTGCAAAAACATCCCCCGAAACAAACCATGAAACAAAAGCCAACTGCTGCATGGAATAAAAATTATTCATTCCCGTCGCATCACAGGCTGTTTTGTCATCCGCCCAAATTGAGAATTCGGCTTTTACTGTCTTTTCCCACTTTTCCGCTTCCTCCCTGCTCAAACCAAGCAGCTCCCTGTCAATCTTCGGGTTCATTTTCAACCCAAGGCCTATCACGTTTGTCCGTGGAGTCTTAATGGCACTGGTGGCAATGGGCGCCGCCATATACAGCATTCTTGCCCTTTCCCTGAGGGTCTGATTGTTCAGGTCAATATCTTCCCTTGGGCTTCCTGACTCCGCCACCATTCCCCTAAACGCCCTTCTCTGATAGGACGCACCTGCCGCACCATATCCTTTTCCTGACGATGGATATATTGTTGTTCCTCTCATACCTGTACTCCTTTACCAGTCCCTGATTATTACCCCTACTATTTTTCTGGGTTTCTTCCCGCATTCCATTCTTTCCAGTTCCTCAATCTCCTTTTCCAGCTCGTCAATTGCTTTTCTGATCTCTGCAAGATCAAGGTCATATCTGGCTGCATTCCTTGTACCGGTCCCATAGCTCTGTACACCGTACTTTGACAGCATATATGACTCTTTATCCAGATATTTCTGCAGCCGCTCCTTTTTTTGTTTGATTTTCTCTTTTCTGTCCATAATCCACCCCTACCAGTCATAATTTACAATATCTCTGTTTCCTTGTTTCCTGCTGCCTGTATATGAAATTTCTTTTTTAGGCTTAATATCGTGAAGCATGTTATACAGCTTTTCCAGCGGAGGCCTTAAAGTCCTGTACGCTGCGTTTGCATAATTGCGGCAGTCCAAAGCTTCATTCCTGTTATGCCCGGGCAGTTTGACCCATTTCCATTTTCCGCCTTTTGCAGTTTCCACAAATTCCAATGTTTCTGAAAGCAGCCCGTTGAAAAAACTAATATCATATCCCCGTTCTTCATCCAGTGGAAAATGATAACGGTGCCTGTCCTCATTTTCCATTGCCAGTCCGGACATGATCTTTTCCTTTCCTGCATCAACTCCTATAATATAAAGCGGTGTAGTGGCAACCACTACACCGTCTCTAACAATTTTGGCTTTTCTGGCCGGATTTATATAAGGATAATCCTCTCCGCCTTTTCCTTTTATAGCAAAAACTTTTTTCACACTTCTTATCCTGCAGTTTTCATACACCTCCTGTGCATAATGACCTCCTGTATCTACAAAGGTGATAGATATTTTTAAGCTTTTGCCATTCTTGAACTTCCATCTCCGGTCAATAACATCATCCAGCCGCTCCCATGGTTCTTCATCAGAAGGCTTCCCGAAAAGAATTCCCCTCTCAATCCCCCAGCTCTGACGATCCATCCCGTATCCGACAACTTCATATTCAAGCCGGTCATCCTGCGTATCTACCCCACAGGTAAGGCACAGCACACCTTCCGGGAGTTCTGCATCGTATTCTTCCCTGCGTTTCATGAGATCATCTTCATCTATGATGATCTGTCGTTCATCCCATAATTTGCCAAATATAGTATTATATACTACTTTCATCTTCTGCGGATCATCCTGTGCTTGCAAAAAGCGCAGGACTGCTCTTTTCCATGGCATCCACGGACTCGAAAATGCATTGATCCAGAATGACCTTATTCCATTCTCGTATGCGTCCGGATTTTTGGCTATCCATTTTTTAGGCTGGTTTCTTATCTCGTTTTCACTTGACGCACATCCGCATACCGGGCAGACATACTCTGCTGTATCTACTATAAATTGTTTATTTTTTCCTTCTCCTATCTCATGCGCACTATATTTTATATGGTCAAATTCTATAAAATTGTATTCGTGGCAGTGCGGACATTCCACACACCAGTATTCCTGTGTTCCCAGATTAAAGGATTTCTCAATCGCACTGTGTCCTCTTATGGTGGGAGTCGAAACTTCTACCATTTTGTAATTATAAAATGTAATTGTTCTTGCTTCTACTAACCCCCACGGATCACCTTCTGCGCCTGCATCCTTAGCCCATCTGTCCCTTTCATCACCAAAAACATAACGACACGGTATGGAAGCCAGCGAAGCGGGTGAATTGGAACCAGTTATTGTCAACATGCCACCCGGATATATCTTTTTTAACAATGTGTTATCACTATCCCGGCTTTTAGATGATGAGACCTTTTTCTTTAGAGGTTTCGTGTCCCTGATCATTGCTGCGATACGTCTTTTTGACATATCCTTTCCGTTATCAACCGTAGGCAGTACAAACATGGCAGGGCCCGGGTCTACGTCTATCATATGACCAATCATATTCAGTTCCATTTCCGTCTTGCCTACCTGCGAAGACGCTGCCACTGCTATTCTGTGTATTTTAGGATCCGTAAATGCGTCCATGATCTCTTTAAGGTATGGCGTCCGGCTGGTCCTCCACCTTCCTGCCTCCGCACTGTTTTCCGGCGACAGGCGGCGATACTTATCCGACCACTCCGTAACTGTAAGTTGCTCCGGTGGCATGAAATTTGATACTATTTTTTTTACTGTGTAATTTAATCCATTATTTTGTTTGGTTTCATTGTTCCTCTTGCTGCTCATCTCTGAGCCATCCTCTTCTTTCCCTTACCCGCTTCCTGTATTCTTCAGGATCATATCTGTAATTTGCCAAATCTTTTAAAATATCATATATTTCTGCTTTCAACCGCTCCGACACTTCGCTTGCATTTCCTATTTCCGCCAGCTCTGAAGCTACCCTTCCCGGAAGTGCTAAAAATGATGAGCGAATAACAAGCACCAAATCTGTTGTCATTTCTTCCACGTCTTCCGCCGAATGCAGCGTTCCTTTCAGTTCCTGCAATTCCAGTTCCGCTATATCTGCCTTTGCCCTTTTTATACGAACTTCCTCAAGCGTGCGTTCCTCTTCTACAGACGAAATTTTTTTCTTGGCTGATTTCGTCAAATAGTCACAATATTCTCTGATAACCTCGTAAAGATCATATAGATTTTTTCTCCCTGATTTTTCACATGTTAAAATACCCTGTTTTGCCAGATTTTGTACGGTTCTTTCATCTTTTCCGATAATACACGCCACCTCATGTGAAGATATCATTTTTGGCTCTTTATTTTTCTCTTTCATAAACGCTTAAACTCCTATACGAACGAAATCGCCCAAAAAAAATTTTCAGAACTAGCGAAGCCTTGGGCTCGCGAGCACCGCAGTGTTTTTATATGTTTCACAGTACCTTGCTCAAATATGTCCTGTATTCTGTTAATTACTTTTGGGAGCAAAACGATCAAGATGATGCTGTATTCTCTGTCCCGTTTCTTTTGTGATTTTTTCTTCAATTCCATATTTCACCCATACGTTACCCATCATCTGGGGAACTGATACTGTTCTAAACGAATACATATCAGTCCTTGATTTTCCTTTTCTTTGGAACACAATATATTTACTATCGCCTTTCTTAACCGGTGCAAGGAAAGGTGTCTGCAAATTTCTTTTGCCATGTACTATTCGTCGCCTTCCATTGCGAACTTCAAAACTTATTTTATATTTTCTATATATAGGCACTAAACCAACTGGCGAAGATCCATAAAAAACTCCTGTGTTACCAAACTTAATATGATTTCCCGGTATTGCCCTTCTTTTTTTTATCTTTTGTTTACTTGGTATTCTCGGAGTCATGGAAAAATGAATTGGCGTAAGTCTTCTGCCTCGGTATACTATTGACACTGTCTCTAATGTATCACCGGATATTGAAACGGATATAGCTTTCTTAGTTTTGCTTTCTTCTGTCTTTGCCGGAACAATTTCTGACTTTTTAATGTTATATACTGATGCTGTTTCAGATGCTACCCATCCGGGCGCCCGGCTTTTAATATCCTTAATGGTATAACTGACCGCTTTTTTTCCTGCTTCTCCCTGTGCGTCTACCCAGGCCAATAGTTCTCCTATGTCATGGAGACGAAACTCAATCATATCCATTTATTTTTTCCTTTATTTGAAATTTTTTCCATTTTTCCCTTGCATAGCACGTTGTAACGTGCTATAATATAATTACATCAAAGGAAAGGAGTAAAACCAATGTCTCACAAGAAAAAGCGGAAACAAAAAGAGCGAATTGCAAAGCTGGTCATACAACTGCTAGTTGCAATAGCAAGTGTAATATCTTCCATAGCCGCTTTGATACTCGCTCTTAAGTAACCAAGAACAGGGGAAGGAAACTTCCCCTCCTTCTCAAAAAAATCTTAACACATTGGTTAGTAAATGTAAAATGAAAAAAACTATTTTATGTGCTACCTGCTTACTTATCACAATTATCACTGCTTTTAGTTTTAACTGGTCTAAGCCTGCTGCCATTGCTGTATTAATTGTTGCACTCATCACCCTTGTTGTTATCGTACCAGAAATAAGGAGTACAATTCATGAAATTAAAAGAAATAAGGATTGAAAAAGGCTTGTCTGTTCCCAAATTATCTGAATTGAGCGGCGTTCCCAGACGTACTATTCAGGATATTGAAAAGCGTGGGGATTGTATGGTTTCCACACTTATCAAATTAACTAAGGTGCTCGGCGTATCTCTGGATGAAATATGCAAGGAATAGAACTACCCGCCTGCTGCCTCTTCCAATTTAATATTCCGCATTCAAAAAGCATCCGGTTGTCAACAGATTGCTGGCCGGATGCTTTCTTTTATGGGAAAGTCTGTTTTTGCACTAACTTCATTTTAAATATTACCATAAAAAAACCGCCAAAACCGCCATTTTTAAAAATTTTTTAATTTTTTTCTAAAAACCTATCGTGTTTTTGCCTACAACTACTTTCTGTATATTTGGTTTTCTTAGTCAATTCATTCATTCTGTGTGCTACCTGTAACCATGTAAAATCATTTATGTAGTATAAAGTCAGAATATTCCGTATCTCTAAATCCTCTATTTTTGATACATATTCTTCCACTTGGGTTATAAGTTCAAGAAGCTCCTGTTCTTCCCGACACAGGTTGTCCCTTCGCTTTTGCAAAAGGACTTTAGTGTTATTATATTCCTTGTATGGAAAACCAGAAACTTTTACAGTTCCAAGTGGTTTTTTCCCTTTCTTTCCACATGTTACAGTATCCGATACATAGCATCTTTCTTTGGTTAGCTTTTCTATTTTATTTTCTAATCGTAACACCTGCTGCCGCAAAATCTTTACTCTGGATAGTGCTGCACTGTATTGTTCTAATAGTTTTTTCAATATCCCTGCACCTCTTTAAAATATTATGTACGCCTGCTGCCATCATCACATTAATATCTTCCAGATCAGCAGTCCACACCCTCCACAAATCGCTAAGAAAATTAAAGAATATATTGTACCCTGTAACCAGTATCCAAGGGCAAAGGACAGAAGCCACACGCCTATCAATATAAATGTTACTATTACGCTCGCTACCACCTTAATTATTTCTACCAGCGTTTTTAGTATTGCCTTAACCCTCATGTTGTTCTCCTATGTATGGTTCTGGTAGTGGCTGCCATGCAACAACCCTATAATATTCGCTGCTTATGGCATCATACCATTCATTATTTCCGGTATAGTAAAGAGTAGTGGCTTCATCTGCCCCATATATCATCACAATATACTCTTTAAGTTTTCCATCAAGTATCATTTCTTCAATAAATTTTTCCTCTGTTGGTATTTCCTCCGGTTCTTCCGGCAGCCGCTCACTGCATGGTATCCACTCGCCGATTTTAGGAAATTTCTCCAATAACTCAATTACACTTTTAGTAGTCCAAATGACTGTAACTCCTTCAATCTGCACTCGCTTCTTTTCTTCTATTTTTTTTATACCTTCAATCAATTTTCTTTCATCAATCATCTGCTTCCCTCCACTCCATGAATTGTCCGCAATATTCACAATATTTTTTCCTTTGTTGGTCGTGAATATGTTTACCCACAACTACCCTTTGGCCTACTACGGAATTGCAGCAAGGACACCTCCACCAATTATTTGTCTGCATCCTATACCCTCCATGACCGGCTGCATAGTCAATAAACATTCCGCTTTGCTCATTCATGAATAAATTCGGTTTCTTCGGAATCTGCTTTTCTCTTGCTTCCCGGAGTTCTTCCGGCGTGCCCAATGACCGATACTGCTGGATTTCTTCAAGGGCAGATATTGCCGCATCTAATCCATCCAAAAACTCTGCCACTCTTACAGGCTTACCTTTAATTTCTAAACCACTCTCCAACCGAAGTTTTTCAATCGCTTCCTGCTCCTTCATGGTTTTAGGAGCCTCATTATCTCCTGCTATTGCTTTCATGAAATTCTTTCTTGCTTCCGTCTCCTCTGCTCTGGCTTGCTCCATTCTCCTTTCAAATTCACTTTCGGATATATCCCCGTTAAAATGCATTTCTTTTAATATTTGAATCTCTTTATCTGTAATCATCTTTTGCCTCCTTTTTTATTTGTCCAATTAAAAAAACTACTAACCTTCTATTGGCTAGTAGTTTCCATTGTGCTTAATTTTTCGATAATTAATTTTTCAGCCCAACTAGGCGGTTTTCTTCTCCCGGAATCCCAACTTTTTACGACATCTATTGGTATTTCAAAAAGTTCGGCAAATTGCTTCTGTGTTAACCCTGCCGCTTGTCTATATTCTTTAATCTGCATCCTTATTTATCCTTTCCCACTGCTCTGGAAAATTTTTTGAGTACCATGACAGGAAATTTCCAAACATCTTTTTTTCTGCTGTTTCCCTTGCCTGTATAGCATCTTCTTTCTGCAAATAGGAACCAAGATAATAAATTTTACCCTGAAATTCTATCTGCGCACACCATTTTCCTCTTTCTTGTTTAAAATAAACTCCCGTCTTCCCGGATGTGTTGCTTTTAATCAATTTCTTACGGATTATATTATTTATGTTTGTTCCAAATACGCAGTTAGCATCGTTAAATTTCCCTAACTTTTTATCAAATTGCTCTTTTGCAACTTCTTTTGCACGACATCCACAGGAATATCTTTTGCCCTCTATAAAATCTCCTTTAGCAATGTATACTGTCTTTCCGCAGTTACATTGGCATTCCCAAATAATGCTTCCGCTGGAATTCTTTTCCTTTGTTGGCTTAATTGCTGTTAATTTTCCTATTTTCTTGCCTTTTATATCTATGGGCTTTATATAGTTATTTGCCGCATTATAACAGCCGCAGGAAATAATTCTTCCCGATTTTATAAAATCTGCTCTTATCCATTTATCCTTTTTACAAACCGGACACACTGCATAAACATAACTTCTCTTATTTTCTCTTTTGTAGTCCTTTATAAGAAAACCGTTTACTGTCTGTCCTATTTTTTTACGCCAATTTATATTCCCCATATTTTTCTTCCAAAAATGAATTCCAAATCTGACAAAAGCACTCTGCTCCGATTTATTTTATTTTAAATCTTATAGAGTATATCCATGTATTGTAATGATCCATCCATACAAGTTTCAAATACTCTTCAAATCCTTTTATTACATCGGTTCCGCGTTCAAAACCTTTTGAGTATTCCTCGTAATTATTATTTGGGTTTATTGTAATATAGTCGCCATTTTTATGTACTTCATGCCCGCGGTTATTCATCTCGTTTTTAAATTCCTTATAGTCAAATAATGTCTTCATATGTTTTCCTTCCTCATTTATTTTATATTATAATGTACTATGTACACTTTGTTAATAGGAAATTTATAAATTGCCGCTTTTGTTTGGAAGATAAAAGGGAATGCTGCTCCAGTTTGTATAAAACCTGCTTTCGATGAACCATTTCGCTTCTTTTTCGGATGTGATTTTTTCCAAAATATCTTCGTACATCTTTTTGGTCTTAGAAATCATAGCCTCTTTATCTTTTCTTTCTCTCTCATCCTGACTGAGCATGTATTCTTCATAGCCGCGTTCTTCTATTAACATATGTCTTATTTTAACTGATGCCCTTAAATCAAATTTGGAACTTTCAGGATTAATGATCTCTATATTCTCAAGAAACTTTTTTCTGATATCTTCTGCCCATTTAACCTGTTTTTCTGTTCCTTCTAAATTCATCATTTCCGTTTCCTCCTGACTTATTTTATATTTATATTATAGTGTACATTGTACACTTTGTCAATAGGGAAATGAAAAAAATTTTAAAATGTTTTACTAGCCAATATTAAGTTTTCAAGGTGCCAAATTAATTTATTCCTCTATGCCTTTTATTTCATTTATGCAGGCATTCCAACCATCTACAAATCCACATTTATAGTCGCTTTCTAAATTTGGATAAACTTTTGTCTCCGGCAAATATTCAAGTGGACAGCCTTTCCGCAATCCGTCATAATCGTCCGCATAAAAAGCGTTTGTATCTTCGTCCTGAAGGATACATTCATCATTGCCATTTAACATTGGGCACTCACTACATTCCTCAGGCGTATCGATTACTAATACTGCTTTACTCATATCTGCTCCAGCTCCTTTTCCTTTTCATCTACATAGTCCTCAATGGTCTTCACAATTCGCTGTTGAAGTTCATACGGAATTGTATATGTATTTTCTTCCTCGCACATTCTTTCAAAGGAAAAATGTTTTCCTATGGTCTTTAATCTAAAAAAATACTTTGTAAGACCTTCCCCACGATATTTATTGCCGCACCATTGAAGGAAATCTTTTATTGGCGCCAGTTGCTTTATTGTCTGGTCATATTTTTTATATTGATCCTCTGTCATTCTGACTCGCCCTCCATTTTTCCCAATCTTCCTGTGCATAAATCGCATTGTCCTTACAGTTTTTGCACACTTCTAACATTTCGTCTGTCGCAGCATCCAAATAACCATAGCAATAATATTGTGGTTTTCCGTCCTTATGAAATTCTATGCTTGGTCTACCTCTTCGCTTAACAATCCCCTGCTTTGCCGCCTGACATACTGTTTTCGCCATTATTCTGCACCACCTTCCAGTAATTCAGGATTGTCAAAAATGTTGCCGATAGCCTCACATCTGTTTGCTACAGCTTCATCAATAAAAAAATGTTGCAATCCCATTACACTTTTGTGAAGTCTGCAAAATAACGCATAAGTTTCGTTATATTTAACCTCGTCAATCTTTTTTTTCCCAATTATTTCGTCGATGTATCTTATAATATCCCTCTCAAAAATCTTCTTTCCGTTCTTGTCGTGCAAGCCTGTGTACTGACAAACGGTAGATACTTCTACCTGAAAAAATCCTCCGAATCCGTATGTATTCCCAGCCACAGAAGAATGTCCATTCATGCACTTGTATGGCATATTACATATAAACGCTTCATCTTTAAATAAAAGCAGAAATCCTTCCACCCATTCCCCGTTATCTATACGTTTTGCCCTGCATATATGTCTATCGCTCATCCGTTACCTCCCCTAATAATTTGCATAGTCAGCTTCGTCATTGAGATATTCTGTAATATCCTCAATTGTTCCGTTCCCGGCGTATTCCTTTAATTCGGCAATTACCGTCTCTAAACTATCAAACCTCTGTAATGCTTCAATAAATTGCTCCATATCATTCCTCACTTTCCGGTTTCATAAACCCTTCTGGAAATTCCTGTATCAGCGGCTCTCCCCATATATCCGCAAGACTTGACTTCATAAACACTGGAATATCCGCTTTTCTGCACCCATTCACGATATCCTCAATCCATTCCCTTTTTGGGATAACCTTGCCTTTTCGTCTGCTGGTTTCTGCACCAATAATTACCCATTCTGGCATATGGTATGATTGTCCACCACCAAAGTAATATGCTGTTTTCTTTGGTAGGGAAAGCATTATTTCTTTATTCTTTTCAGATACCCATATACAATCCAGATTCAGTTTATCTAAAATTGGCTCTATGGATAAAAAGGTATGCCCTTGCACCTGGAGCAATGGCCACAATCTATCATCCAAATCCTTTTGACAAGTTATAGTTGTCCCGAACCAATAATTATTACTGTGCCTGCCAAAAACGCCATTGTATATGTAAGAAGATTGGGGAATCCCATTTGGATTCTTTGTAAGGAACAAATAATTGTGCTGAGAAGCTCTCTCGCAAACTCCAAAAACTTCTTTTCTCCATTCCGGCGGCACCCATTTCCCAAACAAATCAGACATAGAGCATACAAAAATGTTTCTGCCTTTCTTGTTTATGTAGTCATTAAGGCGGTATCTATGAAATGTCGGATCAAACCCAAACGGATACGGTGCCGCAGAACCTTCCAGATTATATCTTGCAAGCGGTGTATCTAAAACATGCACCTTTTCATCTGCAATTTCGGGATGTTCCTCTAATTTCAAAAAATAATCCAAATCAGCATGCCCTTTAAATCTGTTGGCTATTTTCCTTGCATAGCAATATTCACACCCATGCCAACATCCGGTAATAGGGTTCCAAGTGCTGTCGCACCAATCTATTTTTGTTTTATCCATCTCATCCCTCACTTTCCGGCTTTTCCATCTTCTCAAAATAAAAAACTACAGGCTCTATGTTTTCTTTTATCAGTCCGTATTTTATCAACAGCTTGTAATTGAAATTATTTTTAAGATTTTCATGCAAGGTTGTTGATAATCTCGTTCTAAATGCTTCTAAATCAAAAGTGCTTTTATAAAAATTACACTGCCTGCAAGCAGGCATATAGTTTTCCATACTGTTTAATTCATCATTTGTTAGAATATCACTTATTGGCTTTTTAGCTCTCATTTCGTAATAATTATTAGCATATACAGAAACAATATGATCTACCTGCATATCCTTATATTCCAGTTCACAGCCGCAGTAGGCACAATGCCCTTTGTATTTATCGTATACTTGCTGCCGCTCTGCCCTTGTCAATTTTCTTCTTTTCATAATGCTCCTTCCGGCTTCACGCAGAGTTCAAATTCTATTACCCACACCCACGGTGATGCATCCCAGCCATAATGGGCAAGGTCTGATTTTTTAAGGGTGGAGTTCCATATTTTTATAAATCCTGTTTTGTTACCTGCACAATCCGGAACAGGTGACATACAATTACATATTGCTCCTTCTTTCCACGCATCTTCCGGTGTAATATCCTGCAACCGCTCCACCCTCACATCCGTAACCTTTAACCAGATACGGGCGGCTTCCTTTGGCATGTGGATTGATGGACGCCATTTCATAACAATTTCTTTTCCATTTTTGTAGAATTTCTCTTCGGAAGAGTAATCTGCTCTATACATATACCTTTCAACATCTTTGAACCACGTTTCCCGGACATACAGGATATCTCCCGGCTGATAGGGCTTTTTAAGGTAGTCGGTAATCTGCTCAAAATTCTGATCCTCATAGCAAGTCCCTTCTGTAAATAGTGTATACAATCCGTTTTCTTGCTCTTGTATGTATTTAGGCAACTTCACCAGACGCCTTGTAACCGTCTTCCTCCCGTCCAGTATTGCCCGAACCATTTCTGTATTAAATAAAATTGGTAATGTTCTACTCATTTTCTATACATACCTTTCATAAATGTGACTTTTTGTCTTCGCCGGCCACTCCATTTCTCTGTCCCACTGAACAGAAGCCCGTCACTCCAACCGGCACCCGGTTCCTTATTTACGTCCTTCCTTGCAC